GGCGGCATCAGCAAGGGCCGTTTCAGCGTGACCGGACAGGAGTGGCGCCGCTACCTCAGCAAGGTGGGCGTCCAACAGGTGTACGAAGAGCCTCAGGACTGAGACAGCCGGTCACCCAGAAGGGTGACCGGCTTGAGGCAGTGCCAAAGCACCTCAGAAGGAGAGAGACAATGCTGGCAGAAGAAGTCAACTACGGCGATCTGATCGAGATGTGCCGGATGGTGGACGTCGAGGGCCCCATCCGGGATGACCTCATGGTGGTCACCGGTCTCGCCTGGGACGAGTCGGGTGACATCCGGATCTCCGGCTACTTCATCACGGACGGCGCGGAGATGGTGGCCGGTCCGGTCCCCGCGTGCCGCGCCATGGACGTCTGGACCAAGGACGGTCTGCGCTGATGGGACTCTTCGGGAAGAAGCACGGCGACCCGCAGCGCAACTACCGCAACGCGGCCGACAACTACGACTCCGAGTGGTTGTCCCACGAGGTGAGCCACGAAGAGCCCACCGTCCTGGACGACATCCAGTCGGCTCCCCCCGTCTCCCTGGACAGCGGCCGGAAGGACAAGAAGTGACCGAGTACATGGTCGAGTACTGCGTCGGTGGCCAGGCGGAGATCCGCACCGCCTACGTGGACGTCAGCAGCCCGAACACCAGGACCTTCGCCAAGGCTCTGGGTGTCACGCACAACTGCCGGGAGGACGAGATCTACGTCCGCTCCTGGTACAAGAGCGAGGGTCCCGTGGAGGGCGGCTCGTACGGCACCCGCTGGGGCAGCACGTTCGGCAACTGATCACCCTGTAAGTGCAGTCGGGTGCCCGTCTCGAACGGGCACCCTCTCGGCATCGCAGGGATGCTATCCGTACCGGAGGAGAGATCGTGGAAGAGACGCAGGACATCGTCATCAACGGCGTGTCGGTGATCACGATTGCCGACTACGCCAAGCGTCGCCACCTGAAGGTGCCGTTCGTGCAGAACCACCTGATCAAGGGTGACGACCAGAACGACCCGATCAAGCCCGTGTACAAGCTCGGCAACACCGGGATGTACTCGATCGATGAGCTGGACGAGGCCTACCTCGTCCGTGGCTCCAAGGGCATCACCCTGGCGTCCATGGGCTACCTCCACCCCGGCAAGGCGGCGGAGCTGGAGTCCCGCATCCGGGAGCTCATCCAGGAGAAGGCGGAGGCGGAGACCAACCTCATGGACTCGGAGACGGAGCTGGAGGACGTCAAGGCGCAGCTGTTCCGTGCACAGCGCGACCTGGAGGAGGGCAAGAAGCAGTACGCGCTCCTCCTCAAGGAGCGCGACGAACTGGCTGAGGAGTTGGTCCTGGCCGAGATCGAGAACCCTCGCTAGTGGCCAAGTCCATCGAGGTTGAGGCCGTCAAGGCGGCCATCAACAAGGAGTGGCCGGAGGGCACGACGGCGGACGTGGTTGCGTCCGCCGTCATCAGTGCGCTGGACGGAGTCAGGAAGACCTCCATGAGGGGCTTGGGGGCCCCTCTCGCGGTCGGCAACGCCTTCAAGCCCTACTGGTCCAGCAAGACCCACTACGTGGCCTGGATAGGCCCCGCAGGCCCTCTGATGGCCAACGTGGCCTGGGTGGTCACGGCCGACTCGCACTACGGGACCATCACCTACGTCGAGCACCCGTTCTGGCGGTTCACTTCCCCTGTGGAGGAGAAGGCCAGGACCGTGCGTCGTCGCACCAAGGGCGACGACGGTGAGTGGGTCAAGGGTGAAGATGGGAAGGATCTCTACGAGGTCCACGAGTACGACACCCCCGGTTCCAAGGTGGTGGGCGTGAACGATCTCGGGATGGTGGCCGGAGACCGGGTCACCTTCCGCAACGACGGGCAGTACACCGTTGAGGCGGTGTACTGCCATGGGGTACTGCTCCGCTCCCGTCAGTCCGGCCTGATCTGGTCCGAGGAGAACGGGAACCTGGAGAAGTTCTACACGGATGGATGGAGGAACTGATGATCAGGCAGAACGCTTGGATCTGCTCCAACGGATCCACCCTCAGCTCCGTCATGGTGGAAGTGGAGTGCGGCACGACCGTGTTCTACTCCACCGAAGAGCAGGCGAGGCGCGCCCTGAATGGGCGGGAGAGGGTCTACTACGTGACCATCACGGTGAGTGGGGTTCCGGATGAGTGAGGATCGCGCGGAGGGTACCTACTACCTCCGGGACTCGGACTTCACTGCCAGCGGGATGCTGAAGCGGGCCACCCGGGATCTCCGGGCCACCGGCTGGCTCGAAGACGAGATGCCCGACCAGGACGACATTCCCGACTGGATGCGGGAACCGGTGTGGATCATCGAGATCACAGTGAGGCGAGCATGATCAAGGTGTACCTGAAGAGCGGCAATTCCGTCACGAGCAACAAGGAAGCCACTCAGCACGAGGCAAGGGGGATCGCAGACGCCATCAGCCGGGGTGGCGCCATGAACATGGAGCCCGGACTGAACGGGCTGGGATTCATCATCCCCGCCGACGCCATCGACTACGTCGAATACAGCAACGAGTGAGGAACGCGTGAACCTGTACCTGATCACCCGCACCGACAGGCACGACTACGACGAGTACGACGCCATTCTCGTCCGGGCTTCCGACCCGGTAGCTGCGCTGGGCATGCTCGCCAGGGAGCTGGACTCCTGGACCCACAAGGGGCACGCGTGCCGCAACTACTGCACGGAGGAGTACTCCGGCTTCAGGGCCGACGGCTCGAACGCCAAGGTGGAGGAAGTCCCCCTGGACGGCCCGCCCGCCCTCATCGTCGGGAGCTTCAACGCCGGATGATGCACGACATGATCCGCCTCGGATGGCGGGTCCTCGCAGTAGACGGAGGAGCGCTGCTCATTCTGGCAGCGCTCCTCATTATCGACAGCAGCGAACGAGAAGAAGACTGATGATCGAACTCATGCAGGGCACCTCCATCACACTGCTGGGGATCGGCGGCCTGCTCCACAGCATGGCCGTCGCCCGGCTCCGCAAGCGCATCGAGGAACTGGAGAACAACTGATGCAGATCGCCTACAACATCATCGCCCTCATCTGCCTGGGTGCGCTGACCGGCTGGAACGTCCTGCTCCGCGCCCAGATCGAGTACCTGGAGGATGAGGTGCTCTCCCAGCACAACCGGATCCTCAATCTGGAGCCCTCTGGTGAGTGACGACGCCCTGGCCGTCCTGATCATCTGCGCCCCACTCTCCGTGGTGCTGGTGGTTCTGATCCTGATGTACCTCAATGACTGAGGGGTGAATGTGACGGCCGGGCCCGAAGGCCCGGCCGTCCAGTTGACCTGTCAGCTACCAACGGGGAGTGAAGGTGCGCGGTGCAGCCACCTTGGTGAACTGCACGTTAATGGTCTGCTGACCGTGGATGGTGGTGGACGACTCATGGGAGGTCACCCGCAGGCCGTAGAGGGCCTCAAGCCCCTTGAGCTGGGCTACCAGAGCGTCCACAAGACCGCGAGCCTGGACCGCCTGGTCGGCGGCAGCCTTGCGGGCGGCCTCCTCGGCCGCACCCCTGGCAATCCGCTCCTGCCACTCCCGCTTCTCGCGGGCGACTGCCTCTCCCTTAAGCTTGATGAGGTTCTCCTGCGCCTGGGCAGCCTGCTGCTTCCACTTCTGACGGATGGCCTCTTCCGCTTCGGTGTATTTCGGGTTCACTACCAGTTCCCTTCTGTGGCCCGGCGAGCTGCCGCGTTGCTCATTGCCCGACGACCCTTGGACCTGGTGTCGAACTGGCCGTTCACGGCTTCGTAGGGGTCCGCCGGGCGCGGACCCCCAAGCTGGTCCCGCAGGGCGTACACGGCCCTGTCAAGGCGCTTCCTGGCGGCATCCTGGCTGATGCCCGCCCGGTGGGCGAGGGCTTCATGGCCCTCGCCGTGATGGTAGTGCAGCTTCAGCCAGGCGGCCTGCTCCGGGAGCATCTTCTCAAGGGCGTTCTTGACGTCGATAATGGATGCCAGTCGGTCGCCGGTGGCGTTGGCCACCGGCTTGACCCGCACCTCGGAAGTGCCCGCCTGGAAGGACTGCCAGTCGGCGTAGTCGAAGACGTCCGGGAGGATCTCCCGGATCTGGCGGGGTGAGTACCACGTCTGGTCTTCGACCGAGTGTCCTGTCACGTGCGCTCGCTCCTTGATGGCGTACTTGCGGGCCTCCTGGTTGAGGATGGACCGGATGATCCTCTCGCCGTCCTCTCGCTGCATGTAGTCGAAGAAGCGGGAGAGGTTGTCGTGAGCGTGGAGTTGGAGTTGCTGGGCCACATCCTCCCTGGTCACCTGGGGGTAGGCCCTGGCGGTGGCTGCGGAGACGTAGCTGATGATCCTGCTCAGATCCATGTGGTCACCACGGCTCCCCGTCGTCCAGGTAGAACCGCCCCTTCTGGGCGGTGACCAGCTGCGGATGGGTGTGCTCGCCATCCCAGGTGAGAATGCCGAACGCCTGGCACCACGTGGCGTAGTCCTCGGTGAGGTAGTCGGCCTTGGTGATGTCCATCCCGTGACCCACGTTCATGGTCCAGAGGGACTGCAGGCTCTTGCCCGCACCCTTGGCAGCGAAGTTGAGCAGCGGAGTGTGGGTGTGCCCATAGACGAAGTTCTTCCCGTACTTCAGGACTCGGTCGAGTCCGTACTTTCCGGGGACGGTGGAGTACCGGCCCTCGTGGCCGTGGCCGGAGAGAGTGTCGGGGAGTAGGTCATGGATCCCCATGACGATCTCCACCCCAGCGGCGTCCAGCCCTGCGAGAGAACTGAAGTCCAGGGATCGCAGGCTGGACAGTGCGGGGGCGTACTCGTCGATGTACTTGCGGGTCCGCTCGTCATGGTTGCTGTCCTGAAGTGTGATCTCGATGTCACCGACGGCCTGCCGGAAGCGGGCCACGACGTCCGCCGTGGCGTCGAACGCAGCCTGAAGCTGGCCGGAGTATTCGCCAGCCCTTCCCTTAACCCAGCGGCCCACTTCCGTGGAGTCCGTCAAGTCGCCAATCAGGTGGAGCCTGTCGGGCTTGAGGTACCCCGCCACCTTGATGAGCTTGTCTGTGAAGGTGGCGTCGTGAAGCGGGATCTGGAGATCGGGGATCACCAGTACCGTGGTGCTCATAGTCTCTCCCTAACGTCGTTAGGGATGATCGTAACAGAAGGTGAGGTGGTACGCGAATGGCCATCCGACTGGATGTTCACTGCGACTGCGGTGAGCACATCGGAACGTACTACGGCGTGATCTACGAGAAGTACCCGTTCACGTGCCCCGAGTGCGATGACCTGCGCATGCTTAAGTGGCCGTGGAAGATCACGGCCACGGTTGAGGAGGACTGATGGCCGTCAAGAAGACCTACACCTGCGGTCGCTGCGGTGACGAGGTGGAACCGAAGACCGCCCGCCAGATGGCCGGTCGGTACTGGCACTTCGAGTGCCCCGAACAGACGTTCGACAGGATCATGCGGGAGCTGGGGGACGAGCAGTGAGCCTGTACGACTACCGGATCGTCTCCGGCTGCCGCTACTGCGGCTACTCCGAGAGCTGGCACGGGATCAGCCTGGACCACTCCGGCTACGCGCCCCCCACCATGGACCACTTGCTGATCAGGATGCGCTACAGGGCCATCAGAAGGGAGCTGAGGCAGCTCATGGACCAACTGCCCAAGGGCGCCAAGAGAGGCCGTCTATGACCCCCTGGAGCCCCTTCAAGGGGGCTCCCATGGACGGGGTGGAAATCAGATCCGCAGGCGAGAAGTGCCACGTGTGCGGGGTGACCATCCAGAAGGGGGAGCGGGCCTTCGGGGCCCGCTCCATCAAGCACGCGAACGGTGCCCCGGTCAGCTTCCCGACTTTCGGTGGCGGAGTCACCCTGAGACAGACCTTCCGCCACCGAGACTGCCAGCCCAGTTAATTCACTTGCACCCATCTGCTAAGCTAAGAAGCGTGAGCGTGAGTGAACGGGAAGCGAAGCAACCGGGAGTGAGTGAGCGCCCGGCCGGCGGGGAAAGAGGAGCCGGGCGAAGGCGCGGCACCAAGGGGTAGCCAAGGAAGCAAGGAGCCCCGCTCGCCAACGGATGGGGACAGGTCCACCCACCGGCTTTAGGGCCGGTGGGTGGTATAAAGTTACTCATGAGTATCCGGAAGGAGATGGTTCTGAATGTGCGTGAAGGGTGTGGCGAGAAGCGGGAACAGGTTCCTGGTCTCTTCCCCGTCCATCGACTGGCGGCTTAAGGCCGCCTGTCGAGAGCACCCCCCAGAGCTCTGGGAGTCAGGCGGGTACGAGCAGCTACCGCTGCTGGCCGTGGCGGAGCAGATCTGCTATGACTGCCCCGTCATGCTGGAGTGTGAGGCTCACGCCACGAAGGCGGATCTCCAGTACTCCATGAGGGCGGGGAGGATGCCCTCTCTGCAGCCACTGAGGAGCCCTGGACGACCGGCCCATGAAGGCCGGTCATCTGTGGGGAGCGAGCCCTGCAAGGCTGGCAGGACGTCCATGCTGGACCGTGGTGAATGCAGTCAGGGACATGTCATAGCTTCCCCCGAGGATCTCTCTTCCGCCAAGCGTTGCCGGATCTGCGAGAGGGCGGCTGGTGCGGAGATCCGCAGGAGGAAGGGAATCCCGGAGAGGGCACCTCGGACCCACTGCTCCCGTGGTCACGAGTTCACCGAGGAGAACACGTACCGACCTCCCGCCAACCCCTCGAACCGACAGTGCCGTACGTGTGACCGAGCACGCAGGAAGAGTGGTGGAGCTGCTAACATCCCCGTATGACTGTGGATCATCTGAGCTTCAGTGCTCTGAGTGCATACCAGAAGTGTCCGCGCAGCTTCCAGCTGTCGCGGGTGATCAGGGCGGAGGAGACTCCTGCCTGGTACTTCGCGGTCGGGACTGCGGTACACCAGTTCGTGGAGCTCTTCCTCGCTGAGGTCGAACGCCTCATGGAGATCGAACCAGACACCCACAAGTGGGCTCACGCGGGCTCGAAAGAAGCCCCTGTCGTTGAGGAGAAGGCACTACGTCTCGCGCAGGAATGTGCCGAGCGGGCCATCGCTCTGTTGGACGAGATCGACGTGTGGGAGGTCGAGCTCGACGTGAGTGGCACGCTTCCCGGGTGTCCTCTCCCCGTCATGGGGTTCGCCGACATCATCGGCGAACACAAGAAGCACGGTCCGATCATCGGGGACTGGAAGACGGGTAAGTCCAGGCCGAAGAGCGCTCTCCAGCTGGAGACGTACAACGCCCTGATCAACATCACCAAGCCGAAGTACTTCGACACCCCGTTCAAGGGCCTCTGGTTGATGGTCAACCCGGAGGCTGCCAAGAACACCAGGCCCGTCGTCTTCAAGGAGACGACGGTCACCATGGGCAACATGTACGGGGACGTGGCAAGGCACATCGCCAGGGGGACGTTCCCCGCCCGCATCAAGAGGTGGGAGTGCGACCACTGCCACCAGAAGCCGAACTGCCTGGCAGCGTCGGGCCCTACGGCCCGGACGCTGCACTACGAGAAGCTGAGGAGTGAGTAATGAGTGCGGGACGCAACAGCTACCGCAAGCTGAAGAAGCTGCTCGACCACAAGTGGGACGATGCCGCCGACAGCGGCATCGGCAACTGGACCGAGCGGCCTACCGAGAACGAGGTTGACCGGCTGGAGCGGTTCCTGAGCAGTCGTAACTTCAAGGAGGGGCGCGGCAAGTGAGCATCGAGATCGAGTTCACCGTCCAGACGGAACAGTTCCACCCCGTCAGGGTTGCCATTCGCGGCGAGAACGTCGGTGACGTGTTCACTCAGATGGCCTCGATCACCGAGGGCCACCGCGAGATCCTGGGCGACTATCACGCCAGCCTCAAGGCGGCCGTCCTCTACGGCCGTGACAAGGCTCTCGAAGCGGTGGCCAAGGCAGAGCCGCCGGTCCGGGATGAGCCCTTCGCGTCGACCCAGGAGTACATGGAGGCCAGCTTCCGCGAGCCTCCCCAGGAAGCCCAGCAAGACCCCGTGAAGCTCCTCACGGAGGAGCTTGGGGCAACCGTCCTGGAGGTCACCGAGAAGTCGCAGGAGGGGCCCACGCAGGCTTCGCCTGCTGGGTCGGTGAATGCTCCGAAGGAGATTCACCTCCCTTCCAGCCCCTCCACGGATCGCCCCTGGAAGAACAAGCCCGCCACCAAGAAGACCAAGGCGTGGGAGGTGGGCGACGCGGTCGAGGTTGGTGGTACCAAGTTCACCAAGAAGTCCGAGAACCCGTTCCCCGAGGCTCCGGCCGAGAAGCCGGAGCTGACCAAGGGCGACAACTGGGACTGGTAGTGCTCAGCCGCTGGGCCGAACGAGTCATCGACAGAGAACGACAGAAGAGGGAAAGCATGCCGATCAACCCGAAGTACGCCGCCATCGTGGAGAAGAACAAGTCCAAGGGCGACAGCAAGTACGGCGACAAGAACTACGTCTACCTGAACAACGTGGGTGACGGGGTGCAGGGCACCATCGTGCGCGTCTCCGAGATCATGGAGAAGGAGAAGACCTTCCCGGGCAGCGAGCCTCGCAAGATCGACGTCCAGTACATCGACCTCAAGGACGTCAAGGTCCGCAAGCTGGACCCCTCCAAGGGTGAGTTCGTGGTGGAGGACCTTCCGGAGGCGACCTTCAAGCTGGACAAGGGCGGTCACTTCGAGGCCGTCTTCGCCGCCCTCATGGAGATCGACCAGTCCGACCCGGAGCCGGGCAACGCCTTCAAGATCCAGCGCCTGGGCAACGACGACAAGCGCCACGTGTTCACCGCCAAGCTCGGCAAGGACAAGGCTCCGTTCTAGCAGCGACTGAAGGGGCGGGGCTTCAGGCCCCGCCCCAACCCTTGGAGGAATCGTGATCGAGAAGAGTAAGTGCATCCGGCTCAAGTTCGAGGGTGGAGTCATTAAGTTCGAGGACCTCCAGGCCTTCTTCTACGCCTGCCTGAACCTGGATCCCGAGAACTCGACGGAAATCCATGTCATCACGTCCATCGTTGACCGCGCTCTCGGGTCGCTCTCCCTGAGCGTGGAAGACGAGTGAACGGCAGCTTCGAGGATGACCAGGTGGTCATCCGCATGAGCAAGGCGGAGGCGAACGGCCTCCTGGGCGAGTTGTTCTACACGATCGACTACATGCCCGAGCAGTATCCCGAGTACGCCGCCCTTGAGGCGGCCCTGCATGAGGGGTTGAACCTTGCGTAGTCTGGGTCGTGCTGTCATGGAGGGCATGGGGGACCTCGTCCCCCTGCCCGACCCCTTCCGGGCCTTCCGGGAGGCGGGAGCGCGGATCTACCGTGGCGAGGTGACCGAGTTCGCCGGTCCCTCGGGATCCATGAAGACCATCCTCGGCCTCAACATCGCCAACGAACTGGGTGTGCCCTCGCTGTACTTCAGCAACGACAGCACCAAGTACACGATCATCGCCAGGTCGCTTGCGATGCTGACGGGCAGGCCCTTCGAGGCCTGCGAGAGGATCGTGCAGAACCAGCCGGAGCAGGCGGCCTACGTCCTCAGAGCGTGGGACAACATCCGGTTCGACTTCTTCTCGTCACCGGACATCGAGCGCATCTGTACCTACGGTGAGGCGTTCCGTGAGCTGTACGGTGAGTATCCCCACGCTACGTGGGTGGACATCGCCATGAACGTGGATCACGAGGGCATCGACGCCCAGCAGTACTGGTCCATGTTCAAGGAGCTCAAGAAGATCGCGGAGGATTGGAATACGGCGATGATCGTGCTCCACCACACCCGTGAGGGCGGGGAGAACAAGTACAACCCGTGCCCTCCGAAGAGCGCCGTGTTCGGGAAGGCGGACCACCTTCCCGCCCTGATCGTCACGCAGGTGGGGCAGGGTGACAGGATCCTCTTCTCCCCCGTCAAGAACCGCAACGGCAAGTGCGACCCGACCGGCCAGCTGCACTACCAGCTGGCCGTTGACCCCGGCAAGTGCAAGGTGTGGGACATCATCCCGGAGCGGGCACCGCTCCACGACCACAAGGAGTCGAAGTCGTGAGTGACGTCAAGAACGCGGAGCGCATGCTGAAGGCGCTCAAGAACGACTACGAGAACAACCGTCTGGCACTCTCCGAGTACCTGCGCCTGAGCAACAGCTACGAGGAGGCCCTGCGCCAGGCGCGGGAGCGGGAGGCGGGGCAGTGAGCGAGTACTGTCCCGAGTCTCCCGAGAAGAGACACCACTGGACCGAGCACAAGCGCCGGTGGCTCCGCTGTATCGCCTGCAATGTGGTGGTGAAGAAGTGAGCGACAACTGCGAGCACGACTACCAGAACCGTCGCGAGGGCTGGGTCTGCCGCCTTTGCGGCAAGACCCTCAAGTACTGGCTGGAGTCCTGATGGCATGCTTCAAGTCCTCGACCGGGCTGCATCACTGGATGGAGTACCGGGGCAAGACCATCTGCTACTACTGCGGAGACGAGCTGGTGAAGTGAACAAGTACGGAGAGTGCCCCCAGGGTG